CACCCGAAAAAAATGTGAGTCAAAGTAAAGAGACGACGATGGATTCTACTCCCATTAATGATATTATGATGGAGCCCCCTATGATGACTGATGAGCCCAGGATGCAGAGCATGCAGATGTCTGCTCCCCACCCCCAAGGTGCTTACGCGAACGGCAACGGCCAGGCTGAGAAGCCCGCCAGTAAGAACCCCATGAACCTTACTGATGAGCAGATGACCGCTCTTCTCGTCGCCGCGTGCACTGCTCTCGCTGTGAGCAAGCCTGTTCAGGACCGTCTTGCGACTTCTATCCCCAAGTTCCTTAACGACCAAGGGGGTAGGAGTATGGTAGGTCTTGCCTCGACCGGTGTCGTGGCGGCTATTGTCTTCTATTTCATGAAGGACTACATCATCAAGCCCTAAATAGGTCTTTCCCAGCCCATATTGCTGTAAATAGAATTATCAATACCCGAATAGTAGGTTGCGAGAGCACCCATAGCGAATGTTCCCGCTAACAAGGCACTCAATTTAAGTTTCTTGTTAACGTCAGCTTTGTGGTCCGTGATTGCTTCCTTAGTTTCAGACGAAATCTGGTTGATGAAGAAAGTCAACACTAACGCAATGAAGGTTGAGGAAAGGAAAAAGACCCTATCCACCGCAAGACGAGGAATGTTACCGATGGCAAAACGAATCATGTTTGGTATCACGACGGTGAGCCATATGAGATTCACGTAATAATTCTTAAAAAGAAGAGGTACGAGGGTGACAGCATACATAGCCACCCAGTAGCCAATAGCTGTCAGTAAAATGTTTACTGGCGTCTTCATTTAATCTAGACTAAGATTATTTATCCTGGATGTGCTGACCACAAAATTTAGTTCGTTCGGGTATTTGTTCGTAGATGCCTAAATGAATACAGATGTTCCGAAGTTCGATGTAGTTGTTCCAAAATTCAGGGGAATGAGAATATTCATCGACCGTGCAGTGTGCCAACTCGTGAATGAGAACATGAAAAATTTCATTCGTGTTCCCATCCAAACACACCACAATCTCACCACCCTTATTCGTATTTGAACCCACAGAGCCGTTCATCCTCTTCATACCCGTGATGGGGATGCATCTATACAACATCTTAAACTTTTCGTGATTTGTATCTTGAAGATGCTCCCTGAGGGTACGATATTTTTCCTTCACCTCGACGAGTTCCTTTGGTTCTCTCGTCTGCTGAAGAAGTATCAAGTTGACAAGTAGTAATAGAATCAACGCTATCATCTCTTATATACAAAGATAAATTTGCTATACAATTGTGATATAGGATTTCCCGTGAGACCCTCCCACAATTCTAAACTAAACCCTAACTCTTCTAGGTGTGTGATTAAAAGGTCCCGGTACGCAACTGGTTCAGACTTTGGTCCATCTGCATAGTACGGAGTGTCCACCAGATTTACAAAGAGTTTTTCACCAAAGCCACCGTTGCCATGGTCCTTGAGTTTGAAAAAGTTTCCATCCTCATCTCTGTAGGGAGTTTTGAATATAATCTTTTCCGAATCAGGGATGATTCCTATGAGAAGTCCACCAGGTTTCACGCGTTTTCGTATTTCGTGTATAGAACTGAAAAAGAGCTCCCTTGATGCAAAAATGTAGTGAAGTGAGAAATTGAAACACACAATATCAAATTTTCTGTTTGGGCAGTTGTGTATGTCACCCTCGTAGAAGTTTACGCGCATGTGCATGTTTTTAGCTCTCGACCTCGCCTCTTCCAAGGCTGATGGCACTGGATCACACATGTTAATGTTCACCCCACACTTGTGCCATTTTTGAAGATCTCCACCAAAGCCGCACCCCACGTCGAGAATGTGATGTCCTTTTTTCGACACGGACTGAATCAGATTTCTCTTCGCTTCGTTGTGATTTCGACGAATTTCTTCCATGTATGTATAACAGCTTAAAACTTTAATTTGAGAATATAATATGAAGCCATTTATTAAATGGGTCGGTGGAAAAACTCAAATTATTGAAGATGTCTTAGGTTCTTTTCCTACAAAAATTAACAATTATCACGAAGTATTCGTGGGCGGTGGAAGCGTTCTTCTATCTGTCCTGTCCAAAGGTCTCGCGAATGGTAAGGTATGTGCATACGACCTTAACGGGTCCCTGATAGCCCTGTATCAGAATATTCAAAGACAACCAGATGTGGTTCATAAATACTTACAAAAAATGATGAATGAGTATGATAAGTGTTCAGGTACCGACATTAATCGCGAACCCAAAACACTAAAAGAAGCTAAACAGGCGAAAGAAAATTATTATTACTGGATGAGAAAGAAGTTTAATTCAAATAAGGAAGAAACAGCTGAGCGTTCAGCTATATTTCTATTTTTGAATAAAACGTGTTTTAGAGGTGTGTATCGAGAAGGACCTAATGGATTTAATGTACCATATGGACACTATAAAACTACACCTACGATTATTACTAAAGAGGAACTTTTAAAGGTGAGTGACCTTATCAAAGACGTACACTTTAGACATTGTGATTTTCGCGAAGCATTTAAGGAAGTAGAAAAGGGTGATTTTGTGTATGTGGACCCACCCTATGCACCGGAGACAAAAACATCCTTTGTGGGATATACAAAGGATGGATTCGGAATCAAGGACCACGAAGATTTATTCAATTTAATTAAGACATCTGGGGCTGATTTTGTGATGAGTAATACTAAGGTAGATATGGTTACAAAAACATTTTCAGATTACAATATAAAAGACGTAAAAGCACGTAGAGCTATAAACAGTAAAAATCCAGAATCTACGACGACTGAAGTACTTGTCTCGTCATCCAATCAAATATAGCATCTTGGTCCACATCATAAAAAGCTGGATAAAACGTCCATGTATTGTTACTTCTCTGGATGTGTACTCTCCACGTCGAACCTGCCTGTTTCGCGAAAAATACTGGAATCCCAAATTTTTCGTTAAACGCGATAGGAATTTCATACTTCTTTTGGCGACCAAACCACCAATGGTTTACAATAAACATCATGTGAACATTTTCAATACTGGGATACAGTTTTTTGTACTCCTCAAGTAGGCATGGTCCAGCGCGAAGCTTCTCGTCGACAGAACCCGCGACAATCTGGTGCTTACACTCGATGATAAAGAGTGTCTTTTTGTCATCACTGATGAGAGCGCCGTCAGGCTTCTTTTTGTGTTCCCAATACGGATCTTTGAGGTCTTTCATAAACTCGACGAATTCGTTTTGCTGAACATACATGAATCGTGTACCACCGATGTCATGCGTTCCAATAGGTCTAAAGCATTCCTCAAAAGGTTTTCCGCTTGCATTCGTGTTCGCACCTCCCGTACCACCGGTTCTCATTACGGAATAATGATAGCTATTTCTTTAGATTTGATGTGTTCACTAAGGTTCCAATTATACAAATAATAGTGTACGAAACCATTTCCTTTCATAAACTTGTGTTTTTCTAATAGGTCTGTAGTTACACCGGCTTCAGCACTATTGAAGACGTGATATCCTAAATTTTTAGCGATGAGAAAAGCGTCGTTGTAGACATCACCTACAATGAAAAATCTGTATACCTGTCTAACAATGTCTGTACCATCAACGCGCTCATATGGAATGTCGTAGAATGAGATAAAGTCGTCGCTGTCATCATTTACGTAGGAATGAATAGGCAGCAGAACTCGCCAAACATAGTCCTCATCTATAACCGGGGCAATTTTGTAATGTTTGACATGTTCCTGTAAAATCCTAGTCACTTTGGGAATATCTTCGAGGGTCATCTTTCTCCATCCGTATTTGCAAGGTCCTCTGATTTCGTAAAATTTCTCACGGAGTCTATTTGTTTGGTGGAACTGACTCTTAACCAAATGTTTAACATCCAGAAATCGGTGCCAATAACATGATTTAGCTATGGGTGTTGGTATTTTTGCGACTGCCGTGTAAATGGCTTGCCATATACCCCTTCTATTCGCACGACGTTTAATCTCGGTGATGAGAAGAGGTGCCAATCGCTCTGAACGATACGAAGGATGGACACATAGATAATCTATCTGTGTCATCTTAATCTCGCGTTCCTCAACCTTGGCGTTTATGGATGTACTTGCGATGAATCCTACGAGTTCCTTGGTGTCAATCTTACGAATAGCGATGCTGTCTTCTATTGACCACTTTAGGGTTTCCAATGTGTACGAAAGTTTAAATCTACCATTCTGTACGTAATACTCCCTCAAAAATTCACATGCTTCTTTCATACTACACGAAGACCACGCAATACCATCTGGAAGTTTAGTTGTCTTTTTGGATACTTCACGAGAACTATCAATTTCACCTGGAGCTGTATCCTCTCGGGGGACGGGTTGTTTGTCCCAATAATCGTGCATTCTCTATCTAAGTGGTGGCTTAAAGTTTTAAGTTATTACAAATACATAATGTCTCTTGAGCAGGATTATACCACCGTACCCGGACAGATTTATGCGTGCCTCTCCATAGTAGGACCCGAGGCACCCCAGAAAAATGATAAGTTTGGAATTAAGATTCGAGGTGCTTTTGCGACCCGTGACGAGGCTGCTAACCACGCTAAGCGTCTTCAAAAGGAAGATCCCACATTCGACATCTATGTTGTAGACATGTACAAGTGGCTTCTCATTCCCCCCGATCCTCTCAAGATTGAGGATGTACACTACACTAACGAGAAACTTGAGGAAATCATGACTGGTTATAAGGAGAACCAGGCTCAGGCTGCTCGTATGTTCCAGGAACGCAAGCAGGCAATGATGGACACCAAGGTTGGCTACACACCCGGTGACGAGAACTCGAAGTTCTATACAAAGCCCGACGAGCCTCCTATCTCACATCCCGCTGAGGTTCTCGAACGCCTCAAGAAGGAGAAGCCCGATACTCCAATGGAGGAACTCGTTAAGGAGGCTGACGAAATCGTCGCCGAGGAGATGAAGGAGCGCCAGAGGAAGCGTGCTGAGGATGCCGCTAAGGCTGCGGAGTCCACGGATGGAAAGATGGAGGAGATTAAGGAGGAGGGCGAGCCCGAGGTTTCATCTGCGTAAATAATATTCATATACAATAAAACAAAATGTTCAGGATTATCATTACGATAATGCTGGTTGGAGCTTTCTTTATTTTGTTTTTTAAACCAAGCTACAATTTAAAAAACAAAACAGTTCCCGAACCCTCGACTACTGCTGGATTTGTTGAAGATACGTACAGAGGTCCAATCACGGATAGATTCATTCCTCCCAAGTACGGAGAGGACATAGGCACGTTCGTGGCGTACTCGACCATCCCCGAAGATCATTGGCTAAGTGGATTCCCACAGGGTCGAGCTGAACCCCAAAGTTACGAGGATGCCGATACGAAGCTTTCACGTCGTATACGAGAACTCACGTATAGCGGAGAATGACGGGCTGCATCGTCTTACCCATGAAAAAGCCCAAAAGAAAGACGGCGAATGCGATAATCCAAGTCTGCTTATCGATGTTTGCGAATAAATCAAACTTGTCGCTCTGGGGTGGAGGTGGTGGTGGATAATTCATTTCATTTGGATGAAAATAATATTGTTCTTCATGTTTATTATCTTCATCTTTCTCCTGATTTAAAGGGTCGAGATTTGGATTATACTCAATAGGATTGCCTATGTCAGTTTCCATTTTCTAATATAGTTTTTGTTTTTTTTAAGCGTCTTCTTCCTCACTTTCACTCTCATCATCCACTACAAAATCTTTGAGATTACCATTTTCATCGGCATCGTCGTCGTAGTCATCCTCATCGGAGCTGTACTCCTCTTCATCCTCCGTGTCTATATCAGAATCAATGACAGAATCGTGTTCATCAGAAGCGTAGTCATCCTCGAGAACTTCTTCGGGGGGTACATAAAGAACAGGCTTCTTCACGGTTCTTCCAAAACGAGTAGTTACAGTCATTTTTATACTTTAAGTATTGATTTGTTTAAGTAGCTTTAGGATGCAGTTTCTCAGTTATTCCTGAATGTAACGTGTGAGTTCTCGCCTTACTTCTTTTACAGATGGGACACTTTTGTTTTATCTTATTCTTACTGATGATGTAGGACATCGTTTTATTTTCATGTTCGCCTGATATAGTTTCACAATACGTAGAAGTTGTCATGACTAAAAAATTACCCTTTTCCCTGGCGATATTTACAATTCCAACATCACCATTTGTCTTCATGAACTTATTGATAAAACTTTCAAGTTCTGGTTTTACGTCTGAGTGTTTAATCTTGGGCTTTTCCACAAACTTTTTAATTTCTGGGCACATTTTGATGGTCTCCTTTTTGGGATATAATTTCTCAACGATGTCCGGTGTGAGTTGATGACGACGACCACAGAAATCTTTACAGAAGCCATCTCTCCTCCCCCTGATGGTCTCACATCGACAGAAACATTTTTGAAGAATATCCCTTCCACTAATGATGAACCACACGTGATTTGAACTATGGGTCCTTCGTAAGTTTTCACAGTATTTAGAGTTTGTACCCACCAGATAAGTCTCCTTGAATTTAAAAATCTTCGTGATGTAGGCATCACCTTGACCCTCCATATGTCGACGAATGAATGATTCTACACGGCACCTGAGGTCTTCGTCGCATACTTCATCTTTCATCTCCGCATTGGAAAACGAACCCTCTTTTATAGAGACTGAGGGTGGTTCTACATTGACATTTTTCGGTGCGTCCGTTCGAACAGCTGCCATTTTGAGAATTTTAAGGTCTGGTGTTTGATTTATTCTCATCATCGTCGATAGAGGGTCTTTCGTGTAGATGAATAGGGGTAGGTAGGGAAGTTGGTCGATGTGACCTTTGTCGCATTCTTCACATCCTCTACCGTTGCAAGCGTCGTGCTTAGCTCTTTTATGGGACCACGGCATCCTGAAACCACTACCTTTAGATTTACGTGCGATACTGCCATAGACGGCTGCGTCGATGATTTCGTTCCAATCCGTTCCACCTCTAAATTTAGAGAGAGCTACGAGAATATGTTCGCGCAGAGCGATGGCTGAAGCCTGGTCTACGACGAGACCAGACCAATTGAGATGAACACCGGTCTTCATTAGGGATCCACACGTTTTAGGGAGAGCTACAGATATGAGACACTCAACTGAGCTGTAGAGTCTCACCGTTTGGCATATAACTTTACAGATGTCGTGAATATCATCGATGCCCAAAGGATCTTTATCCTTATAGTCGATGTCTACGAAGAAGTTATACGTCTCACTCTTTTGTTCTACGACATAAATCTTCTTTCCCGTTCTGACTGCTTCTATGTACGAGTCAAAAAATTCATTCAAGCTATCAAATGGCACAGAGAGTTTTCCTCCGTCCATGAGCACATGTGATAGATTGGTTGCGTTGTTGGCGTACCATTTATTAAACATACCTTTTTATCTATTGTCATCTCTAAACCACTTCATACACGATACATCTGGATATTCCTTTGTTTGAGAAAGTTCCTTCTTAAAGGTGAGGAGTTCATAGACAGTCTTGTTCTCGTTCTCCTTGTACCACTCCTCTATTTCTTGGTCACATAGTCCCCTGTTCTTTTCGAGTAAATCACCAATCTGTCGTAAAATAAAAGCCTTGGACTTCATTATTTAATAGAGAAGGTTTTTCTATTGTGAGAACTTATACACGCATAAAATTGTGGATTTCTCAAAACATTATCGATTATTAATTTCCAACGTTTACGTGAGTTAAATTCCTCGAGGGTGTCATAACTCATGTAATCGTTTTCGTCGTGGGTCTTACGAATTGGTTGATTATTGAGTTTTTTTAATTGCATTTTATGCTTCTCCTCATAGAACTTTCTTACCTGTGCATTTTGTTCTGAACGAGTGAAGTTGACAAAAAATATGTACACGTTATATTCGAGTTCTACATTTGGACTTTCCCTGACTGTAAATTTAAATTCTGTATACTCACCATTTTTTAAGGAAACAACTCCACGTGTCTCCTCTTCTAGTTCTCTTAGGGCACATCTGAGAGGATTGAAAATTTCTCTTCGCCTGCACCCTCCGGTGACAAAAATCCAATCCTTGAAGCGCCAATCCCTTACTGTGAGAAACCGAGGTTTCCCATCAGCAAAGCTAACCGGTATTGCAATCGCTTTGTACTTTTTCATTGCGCATTCGCAAGTTATAATAAGCCGATATGTTTATTCCTCGG